AGAACTTCTCCTTTATACTCATTTTTATAGTAGTTTGCCGATGCGTATGGTTCATAACTCATTATGAATCACCTTCCTTCAGCAACTAGACTACTGCTGCAGTATCTAAGTCAACATAAACTGAATCTACTTTGCCATCTTTTCCATTTGGGAATACAAATGTATCAGAAAGCTGTCTGTTTTGGTACAGATATCCATCACCTTCTGTATGTGTTCCCGGTGCGAAGTAGTAGATAGAAGAAATCTTCGGTACTGTTTTACATGTAGCACCACATGCAATCAATACGTTAATTTTGTGTCCACCTTCTGCAGCTTCAAAACCACCTTTTTCTGGTTCCCAGTTGAATTTGTCATAGAATCTTTCATCATCGATAACTTCAAGAACTGGTACTCCGTCAATGTCGGTTACACGTGTCTCAATACCAAGACCACCTTCTGCAATTTGTGTCATTTCGATTTTACGAGTGAATGTCTCGTCCATTTCCAATGCGTCCATGACTTCACTTCTTACATACATCATCAATGCACCCATTGCTTTGTATCTACGAAGTTTGCCGTGTCCCAACATTTTCTTTAATTTAGCGAATGTTGTTTCAGCTGTGAAATCTGCTACTGCTGTTGAAGTCGTGTATCCTGCTGCAACTGCTGCCGCTGCAACTCTTGAGAAGAACAATGCGTCTGTTTCCGGAACGCTCTGTGTTTGCTCAAATGTACGTGTGATATTCTTGATAGATGCTGTTGCGTTTGTTTCATCAACATCTGCTTTGTCTACCAAGAATTCAATATCTCTGTCGTGTTCTACCGTGAATGGTTTATCTGTTTGGTTAAACTCGCCTCTGTTCCATCCACCATTACGGTTGTGATTTTTGAATCCACTTGTACTCATTTGTGTAAAGTGGAATGTTTTTGCATCTAACCATCTTACGTTCTGTGTAATGAATGGCGATGTCAATGTTCCTTGGATAAGGATTTCGAGGAGTTCAGGACTCCATTGTTCTGCATAGTTTAAATTTGGCATAATCTTTTACCTCCTAATTAATTCCAGCGGTTCCATCTCTTTGTCGGAACTTGCGCTGTTTGATTTTGTGTTTGTTGTTGTGTTGTACTTTGTTGTTGGTTTCCTCCAATCTGTCGGAACCCATTTTGTTGAACCTCTGTTTGAGGTTTGAGTTGCGGAACATCTTCCAAGACTTTATTCAAAGCTTCTTTCAACTTCTCTTGGTCGATATTTCCATCAGTTCCTACTACAGCTGACATATCTGCTAACTTAAGCACGTAAGGCATTGTCTTTAAGTCGATACCAAGTTCTGCAGATAACTTGTAAGCATCTCTTTCAATAAGTGCCTGTTGTGCCTGTTGCTGTGCTTGTGTAGTTTGTTGCTGCAATGCTTCTACATTCGGTTGAGATTTTGCTTTCTGCTCTTTGAATGTAGCAATTGCTTGCTCAGCTTCCTGTTGACTCAACCCTTGTTGTTTGAAATACGCTTTCAAAGCTGTATCTTCCTTTGCAGCTAACGTTCCATCTATCATCTGTTTGATTCTGTCATAATCAATAGTTGGTGCAGTTTGCGTCTGTGCTTGCTGTGTTTGCTGTTGTGCTGGTTGTTGAGTTTGCGTCTGCTGTGTTTGTTGTGTTTGTGTTGGTTCTGGCATGTGAATGCCTCCTTTCCATTTTTAGAGTGTCTCTCTATTTAATCCATTGTGTTCAGTGTCACTGCCCACGCATCTTTTATTGTCATATCGTGTTTGGACATAAAAATAGAGACGTCTAATTACGCCCCTTGTTACACATTACTTTTTGGAAGTCTTTCTTCCTTTTGTTTGTTTCTTTGGTTTTTCTTTTGGAGTTTCACTTGATTTCTCTTGCGTTGTTTCTTCTGAATTCGTCTGATCATCTTTCTGTTCTCCATCAGATTCTTCAGCAGAAATTTCCTCTTCCTGCTCAACTCCTTCGTTGGTACCCTCGTCCTGTTCGGCTTCCTGGTTCGCCTCATCATTCTGTTCTTCTGTAACCAGTTCGCAAACTCCTGCTTTTACCAAGACGTCTGCTCTCGCATCTTCTACATCAAATTCAGAATTTACTTCTGGGTATTCGTCTCTGACTTTGTCAAAATACGCTTCTTTTACTCTTACTTTTGGCATCTTATTCACCTCCTTCTAAGTTTTTTCCTTTCCACATTTCACACATCGAAGTACATAATAACCTCGCGCGGAACTATAGTACTTTCTGTATTTGTGTTTACAAAAATATTGTCGTATTTTCTTTAACATACTTATTCTGTAACACTCCTTCCTTGAAAATGGGTATAAAAATACCACTCAATCTTTCGACTGGGTGGTATCTATTTTAATTCTGTTATTAACTGCTGAACATCTACGTCTTTGCCATTATATTTTTCTATTTCCAACAAATCAAGTACAGCGCTTGCATATGCAGATAGTTTTCTGCCAGCTATTATAACTTCATCTTGGGTTAAGGTTTTCAGTAAATTAATCTCTTCTTTCGATAAGACTCCTTTTTCCAAACAACTCATTATCCCATTAAAACGATAAGCAGCGCCTGTATTTTTCAAATTTTCAATTGTTGTCATTTCCAAGCAACTCCTTTCTTCGCTTTAATTTTAAAGCCTTTAATCTTTTCACAACATCATTATACCCTAATTCTTCAGCAAAAGCAATCTCTATATCATATGCATTGTCTTCAAATTCAACCGCTCTTTCTGGATTCATGAAATTTCTAAATCCTTTCCACCCACTATTTTCATCATCAATAACATGCTGACGTTCATGTAACCAAGCACTATAACTAGCTCGTCTATCAATGACGAATCTTCCCGCCTTTCCAGGCGTTGGATTTGGCTGATATCCCATTACGTTGTCTCGATACTCGATTTCTATTCCTTTTGCCTCTAATTCTTTAATTATCTTTAATGTTTCTTCGTAATGAGACTCAAACGCACTTCCTATTTTTTCACGAATTGGATCTTCATATGTCCGCAACATATTCACATCATATATTTTGTTTTCCCATTGTTTTTGCTTCGTTCGATACTTCTTTTTATTGTCCTTATCTAAAGAATGTCTCGCTAGTTTGCTATACTTTTCTGCTTGTTTCTTAGCATATATTTTTTTCTGCTCTAACCGATAATCATTCTCTATCTGCTCAATTTCTTCTTGTGTATACGCATCATCCGGCGGAGTACTTACACCCTCAAAGTATGTAGTATGACTATCTTTACACCTTGGGTGATACAACCCTTCAGAAATAGCATAACTCATTAATGGATATGGACCATCCTGACGAGAACCACCTGACCAAACATCATCTATCAGAACTTTCCCACAGAACGGCAAGCACTTAGGACAAGGATTTCCACGTTTATTTACAATAACTGTAGATATTCCCCAGTTCTGACGCATCACGCCTTCTCCTTGAAGATATGCACGCTTAGACGCTGTTCTGATAGCCATGTCTGCATAATCTTTCAATGTATGCCTTGCACCGTTTGAATATTCCACACAATTGAGCCCGGAAGAAAGCATGTCCTTTGTTGCCATATCAACTGCTTTTTCATAAGTTCCTGCACCGGTATTTGCATATACTTGTGCATTGAAAATTGCTTTTCGATATTGGTCATTGGCCATACGAAGAATCGCCATTTCAGCCTTCTTCATATCAGCTGTTGTTGCTTTGATAAGTGCATCCAACTTTCTTTCGTTTAACCGGAAGAACTCTGCCTGCATTGTGCTTGATGATTTCCTTGCACCTTTGAATCCATTCTTGATAGCCTGTAAGATTGCTATTTCTTGGTCCATTTGCCCGGTTTCGTTAGCTTTTCTAATTACTTTATCAATCTGATCGTTGATATCTGAAAACCAACTTGTAAATTCCTTTTGGTTTTTCTTTTTGTATTCTTCAAGTGATTTCAATTGCAGGGCTTGCCACATCTCCCATTGCTTATCTTCACCAATTTCCTCAATCTTATGACGCTTCATATTGCGCATCATAGATTCAATCAGTTCGTCTTCAATGGCTGCAAAAGCATCTTCTAAATCGTAGTCTTTTCTCAATATCAACCACCACCATTTGCATACACTTTAAAGCCTTGCGCCTTAAACTGTCTTTTCAGTGATTTAAGTTGTGTAATGCTTTTACAATGGTCGTTTCGAAGTTCCATATAACCTTTCTTTTCAAGCGCATACACACCAAAAGGAACTTGTTCACTAGCGATTTTTAGCAAGCCACGACATTCTGCATCACTCATTTGATATGTTCGCGGTCCCACCTGCACCTTCATGACCATTTCCTCCTAAATTAACGTTAAAATTACCAGCTGTCATATTAACACCTGGTTCTTCCACGCTTTGAATGCCTTGTTCGTTTTTTAATCGCGCAACTTCTTCTTTCTTCCATTGCTCATCTTTTGAATCGCCATATAATTCTTCAACAGACGCCTCAATACTCATGATGCCTTGCTGTTTACCTTTACCGACAGTTTCTACTTGACTTTCAAATGATGGATTTGCATATTCACCAAAAGATACGTCGACTTCAACTGGTTTTATTTCAGAATTTGGATTTTCGAACTCTTTATATGCCATAATACTGACAGAAACCAAATTCTTCAAATCCTCGGTCAATACATCCACAATGGCATTTCTTGAATACAAGGTAGCCTTTTCTTTTTCTCTCTGTGCCTCTGCATTGTCAAGTTTTTTCACATCAATACCGAGTGTTGATGGACTGATTAATCCTTGTAGGCATAAATCCAAAGCAGTAACATACGTTGCCAAATAGCTTTCGTGTGGAATAGAAGGCTGCTGTATTTTAACTTCATTTTTAGCACCTTCATGTGCATCTGATTCTATAGCTATAAAACGATTATCGAACGCATTAGGTTTGATAAGTGTACCCGTGCTAGGATCTCTCGGAATTAAACACTCTGGAATGTATTCTCTACTTCTACCAGCGCGAAGAGCATCCATCCATTGACTCCATGCTTCATCAAGAGAATCAAACGCATCAATTTTCTTGTCAAAGATGCTCTGACCTCTTCCTTTCCATCTGCTAGAGTTAAAGAACTTAATCGGTACCGCAAGCATATACGTTCCTTTTTTCGAAACAATTCCATCTTTATCTTCTTCATATCCTGAAAAAGCAACGTCTATCAAACCTTTTGTGTATGGAATACCGTCTAATGGAACTTCTTTATCAGCGTGCATCAGTTTGTATTTGATATATCCATATCCGTAACGTTCATTCAAAATATATTCCTTGCCTTTGTAATCATACGACGTCTTAAACACTATCTCCGTGATGCGACCACGTTTTAATACAAATTCAATCTTTTCGCCAGGATAATATTCAATAATAGGATAAGCAGATAGTACGGTATCAAAACTAATCTTGAATGCTCCATCACCAATAAACAATGTTTCTCTGACTGATTCATTG